GGTGAAGTCTCCGGTGGGGCCGGTGACCGTGGAGTTGGCACCGGCAGATCCGGTAGCGCCCTGAGAACCTGTAGCGCCTTGTGCGCCTTGAGGTCCTTGAGGACCGGTAGCGCCTTGAGGTCCTTGAGGACCGGTAGCGCCCTGAGAACCTTGTGCGCCTTGAGGTCCTTGAGGACCGGTGATCGTACTGGCTGCGCCAGTCGCTCCGGTCGGACCTGTCGGTCCCGTTACCGTGGAGTTGGCACCGGTAGCGCCGGTCGGACCTGTCGGTCCAGTAGCGCCTGCAGTGCCAGTGCCTGTAGCGCCGGTCGGACCTGTCGGTCCCGTGACCGTGCTGGCTGCGCCAGTCGTACCTTGAGGTCCAGTCGGACCCGTAGGACCGGTAGGTCCCACAAGAGTGGAAGCGACCTGCTGGAAGGTAGCAATCAATGATGCCGTAGACGGGTGAGTCGGGCTTACCCCAGAGGCGTAGGTGACGATGCTGGTGGTGGCAGCGGAAGTCGCCCACACCAGTTCGACGTATTGGTTTGCCGTCAGGTTCAGTATGAAGTTCCAACCGACAAGGGCGTGACCGTGGACGCTGCCATGCTTGCCGGGGATAGACACCCGCCCAGTCGAACCCACAACGTCTGCACCGTTGAGGCGAATCCACACATCAACGTCGTCGTCAGCGACACCCGAGTTCTCAAACTGACCGGACCATTGAAAGTTGTAGGTGCCCGTGTTGGCGCAAGTGAAGCGCGAACCGGACACGATGCTGAATCCGTTGGCGGCATCGACCGTGTTGAACGTCATCACTGTCGCCGTGTTTGCTGCAGCGGTCTGACTGGTGTAGTCGGAGAATGCACCGTAGTAGCCGGGGGTACCGGTTGCGGGGACCCCTGCTTCGATAGCATTCCATATAGGAGAGTGGTCCGCTGATAGCACCCACATGATCTGTGTACCATCGTTCGATACCGCTACCAGGCTCATGTCCCCTGGGAGGGGAGTCTGGTACAAGCCCCCCACCTGCTCAAGACCAGCCCAGTGAACATCTACCACTTGCTGACCAAGAAGGTCAGGAATCTTTACCTGGGTGATTCCTGTGGTCTGGTTTGCGCTTTGCACGACTGCACGGTGCAGTTCAAAGCCTTTGCGTGAAGTGGCACTAAGTGTAGACATCAGTAGTCCTCTTGACGGGAACCCATTGGTCTGATACTAGCTGAGAAGAAGGGGGGCGAGCAAGGGACTGTACCGAAGCGGGTACTAATTCTGAATTGATGTTCCTTACAACACGAAGCTCAGTAAGAAATGCGCTGGAGTGGAGCTTGTGCTTTACGGACTGCACGTACCACAAACCGTCTGTTTCGTCAGTGTCGTACGAGTCGATCTCAACGATGCCCCCAGGCTTACAACCAGGAATCCCCATAACAACAAGGTCAGCAGTGTAGTCGTAGGTCGCCTTACTCTCTACGTCGATAGCACGCTTGGCCTGCTGGTAGGTGTCGACACTGTCACGAAGCCTGTTACTAAACCGTGCTGGCTTGGTGAGTCCTTTGAGCTTTCCAAGAGAGACTTCGTAAACAGTGTTGTCATCCTGGTGGACTGTGATCGTCGTGTCCTTGTACACGCCATCAGGGTGGTGCTCGCCCATAGTGACGGATATGTTAGCGATCTGCCCAGGCTGCGCAGCGACCCCAGCCCGTATCTGCTTGGAAGTCCTGAGCCGGTTGTAGCTAATCCTGCGGGAGTAAGCCTTGTAAGGGTCAAACACGTGGAGGTGAGTACCGTGCATGGTCGTGTCATAACCAAGAGTGGTGGCGTACTTGATAACAAACTGCCAATCAGACTCGTTGTCCTGCAGCATCGGGTCAAGTACGATGGGGTCAAACGGAATGGCAGCGCTGAACTTGTACTTCAAAGCAAACGACAGTACAACGTCAGACAGCTTGCGGTGCTTCCACACACGACTGGTACCACCGCGCATCTCGTACGAAGTACCCAAGCAGATAAGACGAGCGTCTTGGAAAGGGCTGCCGTTGACTGTACCGCCTGAGGCGATGTTGGTTACCTGGGTGTCGATGACGTAACCGAAGAACTCTTGGTAGTAGCCAGCACCTAGATCCATTGAGCAGAATACGGGGCGGTTTCGATACTCAAGCAGTGCCCTAGGAGGGATGCCAGACAGACGGATCATGAGCATGTCGTGCATGTTGACTTCAAGGCTCATCTCTACTTCATTGATCGCCAGGTAGTCGACTGGAACTCCGTTGATAGAGATGTTCAGTGTGGGGGACAGCCCTACCGCTTGCTTACTGATCATAGAGGCAACCTCAGCACTGTGCCTACAGAGATGTCAAGAGGAAACTTGACTTGAGGGTTGAGGTCTGCAATTTCCCAATACCTAAGCGGGTTGCCAAGTACACGGGTAGCAAGGCTTTCTAGGGTGTCACCCGCCTTCACTGTGTAAATGTTGTAGTTGCGAGACTTGATAGAGTCCCTAAAAGCAAGCTGTCCACCAGTTGACACAGTGTAACGGGAGAGTGGGTCGTAGAAGGCCATGATCAGCTCTTAGCAACTGTGGTGCTGTTAGCAGGAACGAAGGTGTTACCCGTACCGTCATTCCTGTTGGGCTTAGTAGCAGGGTTGTCCGCAGGCACCTTTGCCGTATCAACTTGTTGCTTAGGCCAAACCAGCGTAACGTAATCTTCGGTATTTATCTCGCTGTTTCCAGGTTCAATGACAACATAGGAGTTACCCTTACCAGTGACCGTAGCACCTGCAGAGGTTGCAGACATGGTCGCGTGTGCGTGATAGACATAGTACTTATCAGTGTTATACACGGCTGTAGTCTTAGTTGCATTATTCAGATTGCTGTGGCACCCGTCTGTCAGCCCAATCCACTCACTGGCGCTAGTAGCGGTGGTCTGATCACCATCGGAGGAAGAGAGGGACGCTGCCAAGCATGTCTTTTTACCCTTTACCGCAGGTGCAAGGAGCGCTGCTTGAATAGCAGAATCGCTGGTAGCGGACCAGGAATCAAAGGGTCCATAAATCTCAAATCCAGCGTCAAGTGAAACGGTTACGGATGTACCACCGTCCATAAGTTTCCACAAAGGATCTGCACTGTTACCTGATTCATTGGCAGGAGACACAGAGCAGATAATACCAACAAAAGAAGGAGTGAGTCCTAGAAGCTGTCCTATAGTATGATCGCTCTCCATTGAAATGGAGGAACCGTCAGTCTTGGCTGCCCTCACCATAACTTTAAATGCAGAGCCAGATACAGCAGCAAGAAGTGCATTGTTGTCAGAAACGGCTTGGGCAGCTTCTTCTGCTTTTATCTTTTCACGCTGCTCAAGAACATCTGTAAAGAATGTTTTCTTCTTAGAGAAACCAATGTACTTAGCTTCCATAGTGAGGGTAACCGAGCACTGCATAGGAACCAGTGCAGAGCTAAACTTAGTGAACACTACCGAGGTGTTCTGAACAAGCCCCTCAACGACGAACAGACTAGAGAAAACAATACGAACTGGAACTGGAAGTAGAAACGCTGAGTTACCAATGTTCAAGTCCAGAAAGTTAGTAGCAGCATCGTTATCAAGGTTTGCGAGAGCCTTGTCCATATCTTTAGTAACGTCAGAATCTTTCAGTGACGCTTCTGCCGTGATCGTGTCCCTTAGAATCTTTTCAACGTAGTCACGCTGTGCGGAGCCAAATCCCTGCCCGATAGCTCCGTAGAGTGCACCAATGTCACGAAGCACGCCGACCTGTCCTGGGGAGTTCTCGTTCCATAGATCGGGCTGTACGCCCTGTCCATTCTTTCCGAAAAGCCTTGTCTTAAACTTCCCGTCGTCGTTGTTAACCTCCATAGAGCGATCAAACAGCAGAGTAAATGCAAAGTTCTGAGACGATGGGATAGCGTTGGCGAATTGGCCAACGTCCTGCTGCATAATATTGAGCATGCCGGAAGCCATACTCACGGAGGTCTGTAGCGTAGTCGGATTAAACTGAAAGTTGCACTTACGAGTGCCGAACTTCACTGCATCTTCGCTGGAAACGAGTGTGCGAAGGTAACCGCGCTTAAGTACAGAGTTCTTACCCTTACCCGTACGGATGGTTTTGTCTGGGTAGACAAACGGTGGGTTGTCACCCTTTAGGGCTGCGCTCTCACCCTGAAGTCTGAAGAACTGATCGTTATGGTAGCCCTTACCCGACATCATGCACCTCGCAACTCAAGAGTACGTACGTTCTGTTCAATCAAAGCAGTTACTTCCTGTGCGATCTTCTTGAGGTCGTTAGATTGTGGGGTACCCACAAATGTGATGTTGGGGGACACGCTGATCTGGTAAGTAGGACTTACGCTAATAGCGCCCGCACCTGCGGAGGACGGCATGCGACGCTCGCCAGTTGGGTCACCAGACCGCTCAATAGCGGTAGCCGCAGTGCGGGCCGCAGCCTGATACTTCTCAGTTCGATACATCTCATTACCCTGGCCGTCCCAACCATTATCGTCAGCGGTACCAGCAACGTGGTCCCTTCCGACCGCAGAAGCTCTCCAGGGGGCGAAACCGCCACGCTCCCAGAGCAGCCGTGCACCCCGTGCATTCATCTTTGGATCGAACATGTCAGAAGCGCCCTTAACTCCCAAAGCGCTCTGCATAGTCTTACCGTTAGCTGACCAGTTAATCTGCCACAATCCGCGGTCAGAAGTGTTCGGGTTCTTACTAGAAGGATTCCACCCAGATTCACGGCCAGCGATGGCAATCATCTTGTAGAGGTCTTCTCCACGGAAACCCACATCATACGCAAGGCGAGCGGCAAGCTCCGCTCCCTGCAGGTTTCCAACATCAGATCCCGTGGTAACCGGCGTGTCTCCAATTGTGCTAGAGCCACTCTTCGCAGAGTCAGTCTGCGTAAAAGTAGGTCCACCGGCTCCCAGCAGTCGTCCAGTGTCTGACTGCATGGAAGAAATGATGTCACTGAT